AATAATTCACCGTTTTTAACCTTTCTTTTTATTCATTGTTCGGTTCATACTGCATTTTCAGGGCTTCTGCAAGGGTTTTCGGTTCAGTATTTCCACCTACACCGCCACCTTTTTCAAGCTTATTTTCCTGAATCTGCTTATTCTGTACTGTTGCAAAGTTTGATGGAAACTGTGTTTTCAGTCCGGCAACCAAATCTTCCTGACCTTTCACTTTTCCATCATCACCAAGTTTGATTTCACGGTCACTGTTCTGTGCCTTGAACATCAAATAATCAATATCAGTTGCTTTTGCTCCGGCATCCAATAAAGCAAGTTTCAAAGCACCTTCCACTTTCAACTTTTCGTTTTCAGCGGTTAATTCAGAAACCTTTGTTTCATACTCTGTGATTTTTTTCTGCAAGGCTTCATTGTCACCTGTTCCTTTTTTCAGCTGTTCAATTAAAGCCTGTGCTTCGGTCAACTGTTTATTAACTCCATCATGGTCTGTTTTCAGCTTCGCATATCTTGTATCAAGATTTTCTTCACTTGATGTAAAGATTTTGTTCTGCTTCATTTCCCCAATAGTGGATTCAATCTGTTCATCAGTTAAACCTTTTGCTTTTAGAATTTCCTGTAATGTCATTTTATTTTTACCTCACCTTTCATACAATTTTTACGTGTTATGTCACGAATTTACTTGGTTGGTGTTTTACGTCACCACTGACGAATGGTATATAAAAAAAGACAGTCATTGACTGTCTTTTTTAACAATGTTGTTCAATATTGTTCAGTGCTAAACAAAACCACTTCTGAACACACCCTTCACCTACTTCCATACATAGAAAAAGGACTATTTGAAAAGTTAATTTCAATTAGTCCTTAATATTTTATATCTTTTGCTTCTTCTGTTTTATATGGTTCACCATCATCCAAACACTTTTGAATGATTTTTCTGACCTTCTTTTCATCTTCCCCCCGGAACAAAAACATGGGAAAATTTTCATCAAAGGTATCAGCATATTCAAATAACAATTCATCCATGAATATCACCCCTTCAATAATTCTTGTACCATTTCAAGATACACTTCATAGGCTTTTGGAACATATTTTTTAATATATTTCAGGTTTTCAGGGTTGGTTAATGTTGCATCTGTCATTTCTGCAAACGCTTCTAAAGCAAGGTTTGTACTGTCTTTCCAATAAGAATTTCCATGACCAAAACCGCCTTTTACCTTCCCATTTGTTGCACCTTCAATAATATCTGAAATATCTCCCCTTGCATTTCTTGGTATTTCTCTTATTTGACGTTGCAGTTCTTCATATGCAAAAGCTTTTCTGTATTTCAATTCAGAAGATGATGGAAGTGTACCTGTACTTTTCCAAATACTATAACTCCAATCACCCAAAAAATGATGTTCGTGTAACCATTCATAATCATCTTTGTGTGCTTTGAAGTCAGCTTTTAATTGTTTGTCAATGGTTGTTACCAAATCATCAATTTCAGCTTTTATTGTCTTTCCAAACTTACCTTCTTTATACCTTGTGGAAAATCCCCAAGTCCATGAATAAGGACTGTCAGCCTGTTCCCTTGTAAGGCGGTCAATCGCATGACCTGATTCATGTGCAGTAACCTGAAAAGGATTTTGCCAATCAGACCCTTTTGCATCTTTGGTAATATTAACATGAATTGTTGCTCTGCTATCACAATATTCATGTCCTGTGAAAGCAAAATCACATTTCACCTGTTCTTCATACTTATGCCACATTTCTCTGACAGTGGGTTCAGAACAATTTTCATCCATGACTTGTAAAAACTTCTGATAATTTTCAGCACCCATTGTTTTAGCAAGTTCACTGTCAGGATGTCCGGTCACCGTGCTTTGACTTTGTATGATTGGTTTTACTTCCTTCTTAAACTCATTATAAGTCTTTGCTTGAACCCTGACAAGTTCATTCTTGTCACCATCCCACTTATCAAAAAATTCTTCATCAGATAAAGCCCATCTTGCCCTTTGAAGCAAGCAACACCGACAATTACAATCTTGTGAAGCAATACCAAAAGCACCGGGGAACATGGTTTTCATTCCGGCAACTTCAAATGGTTCATCAACTTCCCTGACTTGACCATCAAGTTCAACGTGTTCAGGTCTTGTTGCACCGTCAAGTGTAGAATCCCACTGTTTGACTATATCAGCCCCTTTTGACTTTGCTTTCTGTTGACAATGCCATGTGGATTCCTGTTGAACCCTGTGTCCTTCTGTCCGGGCAATGTTCATTGTTCTGTTCATTGCCTTTTGAAATGAGCTGTTCATTCCTATTGCAATTTTACTTGCTATCTGATTGTATGATTTCCCGGCTGCAATACCCCTTGACAGTTCTGCACGAACAGAAGTTTTTAGTTTGTTCACATCTTCACCCATACGGTTATACAAACCTTGTGAAAGTTTGCTATCCGTTTGAAGTGCCTGAACAACTTCTTCCTGATTGATTGGGAAAATCAAGGGGATTCCCTGACCCTGTAAATCATACAGTGTACCAAGGAACGCTTCTTCATAACTCTTACCAAGGTAATCAGCAACAGTTTTGAAGGAATTGCTTTGTAATTGGTTCAGGATTCCATCAATCTGTTTTTTCAACGCTTCCTGATACTGTTTCTGATAAATGATGGTTTGTAGGTTTTCCATATCGGTTCGCATTGATAATTCTTGGATTTTAGCAGCACAATCTTTTGAAGCTTGTGTGTAAACCTGCTTTAATTCCCTTAAAACCTTTGCTTCATCATTATTCAGTGACCGTTGAACTTCAAGCTGACGTTGGTTCATCCAAACCACCACCTTCATCATCAGGAACAATGTTGTTCAACTTCTGTTCAATAACCTTGTTCTGTGCTTCTTCATTTGCTGATTCAATCAATCCCTTTACTTCCTCAAAATCAAGGTCAAGAACATCACACACCGCTTTCAGGATGGTATCAGAATCAAGTACATCTGCAACAGTCATAATATTTGCAAGTAGCTGACCCTGTTTCTGTGCATCCACCAATTCAATCTGTGCATTATCCTGTGCATTGGTCATAACTTCACGTTCAAAGCGAATGTGAACATCCGTCAATGTGTAATTGGTTTCTAATTCTTCATTGATTTCATCCAATGCAACCTTAATCATCTGTCTAAGGAATTGTTTCAGCCGGATTTCAAGCTTGTTACACTTCAAATCAAGTAACGCATATCTTGATTTGATAACAATGTTGGTAATGTTTCCATCACCAAGCTGTGCTGAATTGAATCCCATACCAAAACGGTAAATATTCTTTTCATCCAATTCCAATTTAATCTTCCGGGCTTCATAAGGAATATCAACTGTTTTAATGTCAACATCACCATCTGCACTTACACCGATATGTTTTTTGACCTTTACATTGTTAATCATTTCATCAAGGTCTGCACCTTGAAAACCTTTAACAACATAAAGCCCTTCACCAATATCCTGTAAATTATTTGAAAGCCCACAAGCCATTAAATCATAATCATCAATCAAAGCTTTGATTGGTTTCAAACCTGATACCTGTTTTCTATTGTTATCAAGTCTGAAAAATGGAATGAACCCATAACCACCATTACCTTCATAATAGATTGCATCATCACCATCTTTTGTATATGTGATGTGTGGTCTTGGGTTGATTTCAACAGAATCATCAAGTGCAATCTTACCTTTATTTGACTGTACATAATAAGTTGTAGAATTTTCATCCCACACCTGAATCCTAATGATTTCTGTTTTGCCCTTATCAATGCGGTCAGCATACCAATAAATCACATAATCACAACCATCATCTGTATCTTTCCCCCGGACTTCCACAACACCAAGGGAATCAGCGGTCATGAAATGTGTTTTTCCATCCGTTGCTTTGTACGCATACATATGTTCAAAGCCCTTTGAAACACATCCTGTAAGACATTCTTCCAATTCTGCACGGAAATCATCACCAAAATAACCATCTAATGCTTTTTGCAGTGTTTCATCATCAGATAAAATAAATGAATCTTCACCTGAAAGCATATACTGAACCTGTTGGTCAACCAATTCAGTAAAAAATGGATGTGGAATCTTTATGTTGCTTCTAAGTTTATCTTCTTGCAGTTTACCGTCTGCATCCACATAATACATTTTGTAATCTTTAATGTCATGCTGTCCTTCATAATATGCCTGACCTTTCCGGGCAAGCATCTTTTTATGGGAAGATTTATCATTGTCTATAAATTTTCCAATTTCTTCAATTTTCAGTGCCATTTCAACCACCCTTTCTTATGTCAAACATTCTTCATCTTTGAATATTGCAACTAACTTTGGAAACTGTGCAGCAAGGAAAGAAACAAGTCTTTCATCATTACACCAATCATCACAACCACATTCAGCAAAAAAAGCATGAATAATT